GCAGCAATTCGATCATTTCGCCGGCTGCATCACCAAAAATAACGCCGACCTTGTTCGTGGTTTCCATGAGGTCAGATGCAGCTCCGACGGCCTCTACTCCGAGTTTAACTGCGAACGCGCCAGCGGCCGCACCGGCAGCGATCAGGGCTGGGCCCAAGTATTTACTCATGGATTGGCCGAAACCTTTGAGCCCGGTCTCGCCCTGCTTGATTCCCTTGTTAAACTTTTTGAGGTCTGCCGCCAGGTATACGGTTAAAGTCTTGCCAGCCATTACATCACCGGCCATTTCCGGACAACACGATCGACCGCTTGGCCCCACTCTTCGAGTGCCGGCTTCTGGTACGAGCGGGCTTTAGCCAGCCAGTTATCCTTCTCGAATGGTGCGAAGGATTCACGGGCGTTACCTGTGTCGGTCGGGTAGCGGAGCATATTGGAGGACGCACCGCCCGATGTGCTTCTCTTTTGCTTCCCGATCATAACTTTTGGGAGCCGGTCGGATCCTGACCGAATATCGTTTGCGAGTACGTCGCCCCAAATGTCTACCTTCATGGCGGCTTTTTGGAACGCCGGAACCATGTGCTTATCGGCGATCGTTTTGGAGGACTGGCGGAGCTCTTTACCGGCTTCTTTACCGAGTTTGCCGAGGTCGCGGAGGAGTGGGCCTAAGCCATCGATATAGACGTCGAACTGCTTAGCCATCGCCTAACTCCTCTAATATCGTAACGACCTCGCGGCCGCTGAGTTTCTTCACTTCGCTGAGCGTCCAGCCTGTGCGTAATGCGAGCCGGACAAGTAGCCTGCCGTGGCTCCCCTCTACAAAGGGTCTGCGTCATCCTTCACGAGTTCCACCTTGACACGGTTTTTCCGTGCCCAACTTTTCACGGTTTTGAGATCCCCTGGTTCTTTGCCTTCGAGGTAGTAGTAGGCAATGGTGAGCCTCATGCCTTGCTCACTCGCTGGCCTGTTGCCTTGGAGATCCTCGTACATCATGAAATCGACGGGTAGCGTGTCGACTTCGACCGTTTCGTGATTGTCTGACTCGATTTTCAGTTGTGGATACATGGTGTTCCCCTTTACCTTGTGATTATGCGAATGTGACTGTGCCAGTGAATGACGCCGAGACTGTGGCGACTCCATCCGCTGGGAATGTCAGGTCGCACGACTCGATCGACATCGCTGCACCTGTCCACGCTCCCACGGCTGAATCAACACCAACGGCCACTGCAGTTCCAGCAGCGATCGCGGTTTGTAATGCGCTGTACATTCCAGCGTTCTCGTCGTACAGAAACTCTAGGCTCATCGTGCTGTTGAGATCGACCTGGTCGAACGCAACATCGCCGAGAGTTTTCGTGCGAATAATTGTCGGGGTTGTGTTAATCGTGCCCGAGGTGATCTGATCCTCGTACTGTGTTGCGCCAATGTCCACTGTGAACGCTGCGCCTGCAACTCCTACTGCTGTCATTTTCTTACTCCTTCATCCGTATCGAGACGTTGATTTCTGTGCTCATTACTGTGCCTTGGCCTCCTAGACTTAGAAGCTGCGGCGCGTTCACTGCGTCCACCACGAACGTGCTCGGGATCTCGGCTAGGAGAGTGTCGAGCGCGTCTTCAGTGGTCTTGGTTGCTGATTCGTTGTTGCGTGGGTTCACGTTCACGAGGACTCGCCACCGTACTTCGTAGTTCAGGGTCGAGCCGATCCGGTTTGGCCTGATCCACGGTGAGTCGGGGACGATCACTACTGACGGGGTTGCTGGTACGGCTGGGACTGTGTCGTAAATCCTGTAACCGTTTCCTTCGAGTGCTGTTATCAGTAGTTCCCGTGACTCTGTGGTGAGTGCCATTAGCCCACGACGCCCTTCATATCAAGATAAGGGGCGAGGACGGCCATGACCCTACGAGTGAGCCACACCGAAAGGCGGTAGGGCCCTGGGGTGAAATCGACAGAGACGGCTTCCCCACCTGCACTTGTGCGGGCTTGGAACATCTCGACTGCCACCGACATGGCGGCCTCTTTCACGGGTGCTGCCTCATCGGTGAACGCTGTCGCCGTGACAAGGTAGCCGATCAGGATACATGCGGCATCGGCAACTTGATCGAGGACGCCGTCGTATGGGTCGACGTATTCGATGTCTAAGTTGTCGGCGAGTTGTTCGCCGGTTACGAGTGCCATTCTGGTCGGCTACCTTTTCTCACTATGCCTGGTCGTAGATTCCGACGATTCCGGCGGAGACGAATGGTGTCGCTGCTGCGTAACCGTAAATGCTGTAATCGCGTCCCAGGTTTGCTGCTACGTCGTTCGTCATGAGACGGGGGCCGTCCTCTGCCCATGTGATTGCTGAACGGTTTGTCACGATTGCGGACTCGGTGTCATTGATTGCGAACTCGCGAGCCAATACGATCGGCAGTCCAGCCACTGACAGGCTTAACGTGCGAGCGTTGAAAGTACCCGCGACATTTTGCACGCCGTAGACGTCTGGCATGAACGATGTCCATCCACCGATTTTCTTGAACACTGCCGAACTGACGTAGACAACTTCGGCTGGCTGGCCGGTTGCTGTTTCAACGTCGACGGCTGCGGCGAATACTGCTTCACGGAATGCGAGGCCTGTCGTGTCTGCGCTGAAATCGTAGTCGACGCCTGCCGTGTCGTTCGCCCATAGTGCTGCTTGGAATGCGTAGTCGGTTTCTGTGCCGAACGCTCCGAGCATGATGCGCTGGTGTGCATCGACGTAGGAGGGATCGGTGCGCTCAATAACCTGCATGGTGAGGCGGGAGCCTGCCGCGTAGGTTGCGAGGTTGACCGTGCCCTTTTTAATGTCAATATCGACCGAGTTAACTTCATCGTTTTCGGCTGCTTGAGCTGCAACGATTGCGGAAAGGTCACCGTCGAAGTAAGGCCAGTTGATAGTGAGGCCAGCACCTGAGGCGGAGAGTGGGCCACCGAGTGCGCTGATACAAGGGCGGCCACGATCTAGGACGCCTTTGATGTCGCGGAGCCACTGTGGTGGTACGAGCCCTGGCGCGTCGGCCAGAGTCTGAACGTCGAGTGCGCGGTTTTCGGTGTCGCCTGCGTATACGGCTTTGGTGTATTCGCCGAACGACCGGAACTCGCTCAGTGGGTGTTGTGCTTCGCTCACGAATGCGCGTGACTCGATGCTCTTTACTTCTTCCCTCAGCGTCGCCAAGGCTTCCCGTGCTTCTTTATCGACCGAGACAGTCTCGGCCTGTTCGATTGTCTCGGACATTATTGCTCCTTCTTCTTCTCGAATACTGCTCACTCCAGCGGTGGAGTAGGCAGGGTATGGGGTGAGCGACACTTCTAGGAGGTTCGCTGCTGTGTGTTGGATCGCATCTTTTGCGCGGTTCCAAGCGGATGTGATCGGGTTGAATCCGACCGACAGGCCTTTGATGGTGGAGGTTCTGGCGAGCACTGCCGCGTCACGTCCTAGCGCAGTGTCGACGATGTCGAAGTCAATGTAGAGACCGTCCTCGCGGTTTTCCGCGCCGGTAATGATTCCGACGGGTTCGCCGTGACGGTAGGCGAGGGGCTTTCCGATGACGTTGTCCAGGTCGAATGATCCTTCGGCGAATGATTCACGGACACCACCGATAACGGTTTCCGTGCCGTAGGGAACGGCCATGCCGTGACCTGTGCCGACAATGTCGCCCGCGCTGTCCTCACGCTCTTGAAATATGACTGTGCTTTCGGTGTTGAGTTGTTTCATGCTTACTCCCTGCTCATGGAATAGACCCCAAGTGTGGGTAGATCTAGGATCATTTTTGCTTCATCCTCGGTGATAACGCCGAGAGGTAAAAGTTTCGTTATCAGGTCGGCTGTTTCCAGCGGATTAGCGCGCAGGAATGATGTCGTGTCGAACTTGATCGTATGGCCCCTGGGGGTTACGTCGGGCATCGATAGGCGTTGCTCGATCAGGTTCATTACGGGGCGGAGTGCCGTGTCGAGTAGTTGCCGGTACAGGTCAACCCTCGATGAGTAGGTGAGACTTGAGCCGGGGACGCCAGCACCAACCCAGATCGGGTCGAGGTTGCAGAATCTAGCAATCTGTGTGGCGGCTAGATTCTTGCCTTCAACGAGTTGCACATCGCGAGCACTGAATCCCATGACTTGCGCGTCGATCGTGTTGTTCAGGTATGCGGTGCCACGGTTCGCCCGTGCTTCCTCCCAAGCGTCGAGGAGTAAATCGACTTGCGCGGCTGGGAGATCCGGCCCACTGTTTTTCAGTGCCACTGTCGGGATCGGGGTCTCGGAATACATGAGTGTCGCGGCTTCAAGTGCGGCGGCTGTGTTGATCGCTGTCGCGCCGTTCTTCAACCATCCGCCTTCGCCACCACCATAGAAC